GGTCAGGCCCGAGACGTGCGCAGTCGTCAGCTGGGTCCACCCGAAGGACCCGGCAGTGGATCCAGCCACCAGCGCCTTGGCGTTGTTGGTCGTCCCGGTGGCCGGGACATGGAGGTACCCGTCGGCGGTCGAGTGCGTGACCACGCCCGACGGCACCGACATCGCACCTGTCCCCGAGATCGCAGCCTGGGCGCGGGCTGCCGTGAAGTAGAGGTTCGTGCCCTCCGCGAGATTCGTGGTGCTCTTGGCCGCGAAGGCCGCGTCGAACCGCGCCTGGGTCCAGTAGAGGTTCGTACCCTCCGCCACGTCGGTCGTAGATCCGTTGGTGTAGGTCTTGGTCGCCCAGCCGGTCAGACCCAGCGCACTGCGCTGTGCGGCAACGCTGGACGCCGTGAGGATCGCCCGACCGTAGCTGCTGGCATCGGAGATCTGGAGCGCCGTATGGTTGTGCGCAAGGGCCGCATACACGGCATCGTGGTTGTGGTCGGAATGGGCGATGGTCGTAGCAACGCCGTTCCCCGCCAAGACCACAGCCAAGGCAATCGCGGCAGAGACGCTTCCTGGTGTCGCATAGACGGCATCGGCAGTCGCACGATCCAGGAAGGTCTTGTTGACCATGCTCCACTTTGCCCCGGCACGACAAGGGTACCCGTCCCCTGGAGGGAACGGAAGCGCGCTGGTCGTGCCGTCCCAATGCTCACGAATCTCACCGACGGTCGCGGATGCGATGGCGTCCAGCAGGATCTCATGACCGGTCTTGCCGGAATGGATGAACATCTTCGGGTCGTCGAGCTTGAATCCTCCCGCCTTCATAGAGGCAAGCGCAGCCGCGACAATGCGGTTTGAATCCATGCTCATACCTTGCCCGCCCTCACAGTCGAGGAAACGTCCGGGTGCGGCCCGCCCGTGAACGAGCAGAGGCACTTCCCGGTCACGACGCCATCCAGGGCGCTGAGCGTCTCGCGCCCCAGGTTGACCAGGTCAGCAACTGCATCGATCTGGTCGCCCGCAAGTTTGATGGTCTTTCCCTCCAGCTGGAGGGATCCATCTGGGGACATGGTCACCTTGGCGCCGGCCTTCCCTTGGATCACGATGGACCCGGAGGGAGAGAGCTTGATGAAGGTGTTCTTGGATGCGTAGAGCACCGTCTCGCCATCTGCCACGGATGGACGGTCGCTGGATTCGGTCGCGACAACGACTAGGAGGTCCTCCGCCTGGAGGAACAGGGCAGGCTCGCCCTTCAGTGGCTTCGACGCGAAGCCTCGCTGCTGCATCATCTGGGCGTCACGGATCTCGCGGACACCGCGACCCAGGGCGTGCATCGTACGCAGGCCGGTCGTCGTGTCCTGAACGGACTCCACGACACCACGGAACCAACGCAAGCCGCTCATGTGCGAGCCTTGGAAACGCGCCCACGCAGGCGACGCCCCTTCTTTGCAAACGCAGTGAATGGATCTTCAAGCACCGGCCCCAACGACAGATGCGTGGTGGATCCACCGTTGCGGTCGCGGCGGAACACGCGGCGACGCACCACGTAGTTGCCCTGGACTCCGATCAGATCGTCATCGACCTGACACATGGTGTTGATGGCCCAGTTGCGGCCAGCCTGGGAGAAGCCGGCAACCACGTAGTCGAGCCCGAATCCGGCCATCTTCTCCTGGCGCATGTAGTTGGTCGCCTGCTTGGCGAGTCCCGAAACGGGGCCGTTGTAGGCCGCCACGAACGGCTTGCGAAGCGGCACCAGGGTGTTGGACACCTTGGTCACATGGTGCGAGTCACCGTCCGAGACCACCCAGATCTCGGAGTGCATGCGGGACAGGTCCTTGAACCTGCGGCGGTGCTGGATGTTGGAGGCGTTCAGCCAGCAGGTCGGTTTCCCGCCCGAGATCGCCTTGCCGAATACCAAGGTTCCGTCCGGGCGACTCCAAAAGATCAGGCCACGGTTCTGTGCGTACTCGTTGAGCAGCCGGAAGACCGTGTCCCCGACATCCATGGCGTGATGCTGGGATCCCTTGTCGAGGTCTGGGTGCTCCAGTATGTAGCGGCATTCCTTGACGTAGGGGATGTCCGCCAGGTACTTGGCACAGGCGCCCGTCAGGGTCTGGGGAGGCGTCTTCCAGTCCACGATGTAGCTGTCCTCGATCAGGCCGACCAGGCTGCGACCGATCACGGCGAAGTTGTGGCTGTCGTGGTCGGCATCCTCCTCGATGCGATCCACGGACCCGGTCATTTCCAGCATCCCGTTGATGTGGATCTGTACGCGCATGCCTTCCTTGACGGCAGGATGATACCCCAACTCGAGGCGGAACGCGCCCGATGGATTGTAGAGGTCCGAGGTGATCTCGAAGCTCTTGAAGGCGCTGGTGCGCAGTCCGTCGATGTCCAGCTCGACCAGGTCAGGCTGCATAGATCCGGATCCTCCCCGAGGTGAATGATGGGTTGCGGATATTGTTCAGGCGCACCAGGCGCTCGGCGGTGTTGTACGGGAGACCATGCCGGACGCAGATCAGATGCAGGGGCATCGGCTGCGGGACATCGATCTCGATCAGCTGCTCGAACTCGACCAAGCGGTCTCGGTACTGGTCCTGCAAGGCCAGGGCCATGCGTTCCATCGCCGCCCCGTCGCTGATCTTCGGCAGCGTCTCCGAGATCAGGGTGCGGACTGCCACGACCATCTTCCCGACCTGGTCAGGGGTCGCGGGGAATTGCTCGGGTTGGATGGGGCGCCCGATCCAATTCCCGCGCGCATCGAATGTCTCGCTTTGCTCCAGGGCGATCTGCGCACGCAGGCGCTGTTCGTCCGCGTCCATGATCGCGGCAGCCGTGCCGGCTACCTGCATGGCTCCCAGGACCTGGACCATGGCCTCGAGGGGGCCGCCCCGGAACTGAGCGGAAAGAGACCTCACGTCGGCAGCGAAGCGGGAGCACGACTCCACGGGGTCGGGTGCGCCCTCGACCCTCCCGCTCATGAGATCCAGCAGTATCATGACTCGCTTGGCGATCTGCCAAGGCAACGTCGCGCCGAATTCCAGGGCATTGAAGGCTGCGCTGACAGGCGATGTGATCGCTGCCGTCAAGGCATCGACTCGCCCGATACCATCTTTCACCTGGGACACGAGCGAGGCGATCGTGTTTCCAAGCCCGAGGGCATTGATCCTCTCGGACCAGGTCGGGTCGTCCAGGTCGACTGTGGGAGCTGGATCCGGATGGAACGGGCTGCTCCAGTCGTCGCACGTATTTCTCAGGACCTGATTCGTCAGCTCTGCGCGCAGCTGGATCGCCCGCGGACGGTACTCGAACGTATGGTTCAAGCCGCTTTCAATGACCGTGAAATCCACCGATCCGCAGTCGATCCGGTCATCCCACTTGCAGCTGGACTCGGCCAGCATAGACGGGAATTCGCCCAGGAACGGGTGCGACACCAGGACGGATTCCCCAGCGCGCATCACATCCAGGATGGAGCGGTAATGCGCGAGCCCATCACGTCCGGTGAACACGCAGCGCAGGCGCGTCTCCCCGGCATCCATGCCCAGGAACTCAAGCTCCGCACCGGACTGGCCCGCATACTGGTGCCGCACGATCGCAGCCTTGTGCTGGTCGGAGATGTCCTCGCACGGGATGGTGATCCCGTTGAACGTGATGGTGGCGCTCATACGCGAGGCTTCCATGCTGGAGCGAGCGACCCCATCGATTCGCTTGCGGACTTGAAGAATCCTGTCGATGCGTCTTGAGACACTTTGGTCCTGGTCGATCCATCGCCGGCCACATGCGTCTCAACGTTCAAGACGATGTTGAGTTTCTTCAAATCTTCAGCGGTGATCCCTGCCTGCTTTGCATCGGAAGATGTCGCAGCTTGATAGCCCATGAAACGGGAAGCATTGGCGCCATTCTTCGCCGCATCCGCTGCCGCACGCTGGAGATTCTGCCCTCCCGTGGCATCGGAGCGAGCAAATTCGTGCAGCTTTTCCTTGCCTGTGATATCCTTGTGATCGGCATCCATTTTCCGCCGAGTCTCCGCCCGAACATCCGCATCTGCCCGATCGATCGCGTCTCCAAGCATTCCACCGACGGTGTCTCCGATTTGCTGCCCGATCATCATGCCGATAGGACCACCGAATGCGCCCAGGGCAACACCAGCAGCACCACCAAGGGCACGCCCCCATCCAGTCGCCGTATTGCCATCTTCCGAAAACGCCATGACAGCACCAAGCGCAGCAATGCCAGTACCCATGGCAGCGGAGCGCCCCCAACGATTCCAGGCACTCGCCGGACGCTGTGGACCGATGAATTCAGACGCAGGCTCAAAGCCCGGAATTCCGGAGCCGCCAAGGCCAGCCGCGCCCATGTTCACCACGTAGACGCGCTGAACATCCATCCCGGAAACCTGACCCAGCATTCCAAGCTTGCTTCCCTTGGCATTGGATCCTCCGAAGATTCCGCGAAACTCCTGAAAGGTCTTATGAATCTTTACAGCTGCCGCAACAGCTGCCATGGCGATCAATCCCTTGGTGATAAGGCGAATCAATCTTTCCGTGGTTTCAGCGTTGCTGTTGAAGAAACTCAGCATATTCGTGAGACCGGCAAGCGGGCCTGATAGGCTCTTGTCTGCGAAATCCTTCAGGGTTGCGACCAAGCGCTGCATCTGGAACTTCGAGTCCTGCACGCGGATGGAGAAATCGCCCATCAGCATGCCATTTTTCTGAAGATCGCCACCGGCATCCTTGAACGAGTCGAACATCTTGAAACCGTTGCCAGCCATGTACTCGTTCGCCATCATGGAGATAGCCCGAATGCCCTCTTCTCCGAATGCCTGGGAACTGGAAAGGCGCTTCAAGGAGAGTTCACTGAATTTTCCACCGGTAGTGCTGATGATCTTCTTGATGTTGGTTTCCATGTCAGCCTTCTCATCGAGCTTCACATGGATCCCAGCGCTGGCCAGGTGCTTCTCCACGCGTTTCACGTTCGACATGAAGGCACCCAGGCGCTCTACCGCCGTGCTTGCCTGCTCGGCACTTCCTGTGGCCGTGCGGGCCATCTGCACGAAGGCTCCAAAGGATTTGAGGCCCCCGATACCTCCTTTGCCAAACAGGCTCATGACAGAAAACAGGCGTTCGCCGTTGGTGACCATGTCCTTGAGCTCAAAGGCACCACTCTTGCCCTGGGCAAGCAGCAGGGTGATAGCCTGGCGCATCTGCTCAGGGCCCTTGATGTTGGCCTTCTGACCCAGATTGGCGATCAAGGCGCCGACCTCGGCCACGGAGGATCCAGATGCGGTCGCGGTCTCACCCATCAGCTGCAGACTTGAGGTTGCCAGGCCCATGTCACCAGTGCGCTGGATAATGGCCTGCATGCCGGAGGTGAGTTCCTCCGCGCTCTGTCCGGTGGCCTTGGAAACATCCATGACCCTACGCTTGGTCGACTCAGCCCAAGCAGCGAAACTCTTGCCTTCGACCATCCCAGTATTGGCATCGCGCGCGGCGATACCCATCTGGGCGATCTGATCATTCAATTCAACCTGCGCCTTCAGCGCCAAACCAATCCCAGCCCCACCAGCTAGTGCGGTGTATTGGTTGATGACTTTTTCGCTTCCTAGGGCCAGGACCTTGCCCGTGGTCCGCAGGCTGTGCGATGCCCTTCCAAGGTTCGCCGTTGATCTGGCCGCCCTCTCCGCAGAGCGTCCCATGACATCAACGTCACTTCCCGTCGTACGAGCCCCACGGCCCAGACCTTCGACTTCTCTCTCGGTCTGGACCGCTTCCCGCCCCATGCCATCGATCTGCTTGCCCGTGTCTTTCGCACCCTTGCCGAGTCCATCAAGCGCCTTTTCACCGGCCTTCGTCGCAGTGACGAGACTTGAGGCGTTGCCGGTGATGGCGATGTTGACGGCCTGGTTGCTCACGATTGGCGATACTTTCCGATCAATTGCTTGTTGGGGTCAGGAGGGGGCGTATTCTCGGCTTGCTCCAGGGAGATCAGGAGCAGCCACTGGGCATCGGTCAGCTCGGAGGTGGGACGACCAAAGAACGCAGCAGCCTTTTCGCTAAAGCGATACTGGGCACGCAGCCAATGGTCTCTTCCGGCTTTTTTTTTAGGTCCTCCAGGAACTGCTTGAAGGTCTCCTCGTCCATGGCATCGAAGTTGGGCGAGACCTCCTGCTCGAATTCCTGATAGGCACGAGCAAGGGCCGTCACCTCGTCGGTATTCACGGTCTTCCGAAAGACATCCACGGTCGCCGTGAGTGGCTTCCCTTCGCCATCCGAGTAGGCCCTCCAGAGGATCTGGATGGTCTCCTCATCCTTCAGGGTCTCGATCGTCGTGAAGTCCTTCTCGATCTTCTCGGACTGGAATCGGCGCTGGGCCGCGAAGGTCGCTTCTTGGATCTCCGCCTTGGACAAAACCCGAACCTGGATCGGGACATCAGACCCGGGCCAGAGAACGGTGGTCTTGTTGCTGATGCCGGCCTTGATGGTATCCAGCAGGCTCACAGGGCAGGGTCCCTGTCGGTGGCGGAGAACTCGTAGACGATCTCGAGTTCCTTCTCGCCATCGGCCTTGGTCTCGCCCTTCTTCAAGAGGCGCACGCCACGGTAGGATGCGGTGGCACCACCTTCGTAGTGGATCACGACCACGGCATCGTTGTTGCGGGCCTTCGAGAAGTCGAACTTACCCGTCGACGGAACGACATAGGTCAGCTTGAACCCGTAGCGCGGCGTGACGCTTGCCGTGGTGGTCTTTCCCATCAGCGGGACGACCTTGTTCACCTCGATCTCGTTCTCGGTGATGTCCTTGAAATCGTCGATCTGGACTCCGTCGAAGTCCAGGGTGACGCGAATGATGGCGCTCATGTCAGCTCCTCAGGGTCAGATGGTGATCAGGTCGAAGCGGGCGTAGATCTGGTGCAGTCCCGGAACGATCGGGGACGGCACCTGGAGCCGCGCGCGGCCCTGCATGTTGGGGTCGCGGATGCACTGGAACTGAGCCTTGTAGTCGTCCACCTTCTGGAGAATCCCCAGGGGCTCCAGGCGCTTGGCGACGTCGATGGTCTGCGACACGATGGAATCGAGCGTGGTATCGGTGAGCTTGGCGCGCCCAAACTTGCTCTTCAGCCGCGTGACCACGGCATTGCGGAAGAAGTCCAGGCAGGCGATGGTGCCGGTATCCAGCAAGGTCAGGTCTGCCGCTCCCGAGGTCGTCGTGCGGGTGGTGACCAGGCGCACGACCTGGACGTCCACACCGATCACTTCCAGCGGGGTCACGCCACCGGCCAGCAAGGTCTCCTGGACGGAGCGGGCCAGGCGCGAGGCGATGGGAGGGGCATTGACACCGGGCAGAACCATGCCGTTGAACGGCAGGGCCGGGTCCGGCTCGTCGGCCATGATGGCACCCAGCGTTGCGGCGACCTCGTAGCCCGGCGTGAAGGTGCCCGGCAGGAAGGCCACCGAGAGGCGCTCGTGGTTCACGCCCTGGGCCAGGGTCACCGCCGCAGCGGCAGCACCGGTGGTCAGGGCGGCTACGCCGCGACCAGGTCGCTGCTCCAGGGCATTGGACACGGTATCCAGGTGGGTCTTGAGCTTGCCCAGGTCGGTCGAGGATGCGCTCCAGGACGCGATCACATGGAACCGCTTGGGGAAGGCAGCATCGAGCAAGGCCTGCATGTCCGGATCGAGGGTGCCGCCCGTGAAAGCAGTCACCGCGACGGTCAGGCCGGTGGCCTGGATCAGCTGGGCATTCAGCACCAGCTGGAGCCCGACGGTCCCCTTGTTCTTGCTGGTGAAGGTCGCCACGCCCAGGGCGGCAGCGGCCGTCACCGACAGCTTGCTGTTGGCATTCACCGCCGCAACCACAGCGGCAGCGGCGATGGTGGGGGTCGCCGCCGACGGGATGGCAATGTCGATCAGGTCATCGCCCACCCACAGGAGCAACTCGCCTGCGACGGTGGAACTGGTCCCCGTGAAGGTCAGGGTCGCGGTGCTGGCGGTCGCGCTGGCTGCGTCGGCCTGCCCGCAGATCCACACCGGCAAGTTCTGGTCCACAGAGAAGGCAGAAAGGGCCATGCGGTGCAGGATGGATCCCGCGCCGGCCTTGTCCGCGACCTCGGCAGCGGAGTACACCTGGGTCGGGGTATTCACGGCAAGCGTCGCCGTGGCCAGCATCTGGCCCAGCAGCAGCAGGATCGGGGTATCGGCAGGCAGGCCGGTGATTCCCGAGAGGGCGTTGAGCTCGGCGTAGGTGCCCGGCTTGAGGGCGTTGGGCGGGATGGTCTTGGTATCAACCGGCATGGTCGCCCTCCTCGGGCACATCGTTGGCGGGGGCCTCGTCGATCAGGTCGTCCTGAACCGGGGCCGGCGCGGGGGTGATCTCCTGGGAGTCATCCTCCAGGACCAGCGAACCATCGCTGATCAGGTGGCGGTAGTAGTAGGTGTCTGGAACCGTGGCGGAATCATCACCGATCACGCCGGCCCCGTCCTCACGGCGCACCGGCCCGAAGGCAGCGGCATGAACCCTGAGCACGCTCACTTGTCACCGTCCTCGGAACCCGCGCCAACTGTGGCATCGGGGCCGCCGACAGTGCCCTCGTTCGAGCCCTCCACGACAGAGCCGGAGGTCGGAACCTCGGGCTCGGGCTCCTCGTCCAGGTCGGAGACCTCCGCGAGGTCGCCCGCCTCGATGTGGCGGCGGTAGTAGGGCGAATCCTTGACCCGGACGGCCTTCTGGATGACGGTGGTTTCGCCTTCCAGCGTGATGGAGGGGCGGTTGGGGACGGGCGCGACGATCAGTTTCATGGTGTGGTCTCGGTCGTGAGGGTGATGGTATCGGTGATGGGTGGCAATCCGGGAGAGTCCGGAGCGATGTCGTAGGATGCCAGCACGGCATCCAGGAGGGGCGCAAGGGCATCACGGTCCAAGCGCTGGAAGCAGGTCGCCGATCGCGCCTTGATCACCATGACCAGGAGGCCCTTGGACAATTGGTCGACGGTGGTGGTCTCATCCCAGGCATAGGGGTCGATGGGTTCGATGTCCAGGCCCAGGCGTTCATTCCAGATCTTCTGGATGAGCAGCCGCACGAGAGGGTGAGCTTCCTTGCGTCGTTCCCCCTCGCCATCCGACCGGATGTTCTTGACCACCACCACAATGGTGATATCAAGCGCCTCCCGCTTCTCGGAGGTCCGCATCCCGGTGGAGGGGCACTTTCCCGACTCGACCGCGACATTGATCCCTGGCCTGGGGAGATCCATCGGCAACGCCCCGATCTCCACCGCCAGCATCTTGCGATCAGCTGTGAAAAGATCCTTCAAGGCCCCTTCAACCATGTCGGCAGTGACCATCAGTACCGGCTCCAGGAGTCGGCGCTCATCCGGTCCAGGCGCTCAGCCGAGAATTCAGCCGTGCGACTGGAAACGGAAACGAACAAGGATTTGGTACCTGTCTCGATCGCAGGGAGTCCCAGTGCGATCTTGCCGTCCAGAATCAGCTCCAGCAGGCGGGTGGACTCCTTACGGCGATCGCGCATCCCCTCGGTGGTCTGCATCTCCGTGACGCGGTCATAGAGATCGCAGACAGCCAGGTTGGTCGCGATGCGCCGCAGGATGTCCGGCACCATGGGGAGAGGCAGCGGGTACCTCTGCCCGACGTAGCTGTCGATCAAGGCCCCAGCCGAAGCGATCGCCGCATCCACCACGGAGGTCTGGACCTCACCGGAGGAGTTGGGATGCGCATCGTCGGAGACTTCGATCAGGCGGCGTTCAGGCAGGTGAGCACGCAGATCATCCACGGTGCAGTAGGTCATGCCGCGATCAGCTCCGTCAGGGCTTCCGGATAGGTGCAGATCGACAGCGGGTTGGCCTGGGCCTCCAGCAGCCAGCCCTTGTCCAGCGGACGAGGAGCCGCCTTGGAGTAGAAGGGAAGGCCGAGGGTGTTGACCGCCTCGTTGTAGTTGGCCGGGGCGTTGTAGGTGTAGTAGATGCCTGCGCCGACCGGGAACATCTGGGCGTAGCCGGTGGGAAGGAAGGACTGCCCCGAGACTGTCGCGTTGTACTCGATGAACTCGACCCCTGCGAAGGTGAATCCCTGGCGCATGTCGCCGCCGTTGCGTTCCTTCGCCTCCTGGGTGTTGGCGAAGACGGACTGGACCTTCGGATGGTTCGTGAACGCATCGAAGAAGGCCGGGCTGCACAGGCAGCGCCACCCGGTCACGTAGACGCCGCCCAGCTTCTGCTCCGCCGCCCGCTTGGCCGCCATGATGGCCCCGCGGATGTCGGTCGTGGCCGTCGAGAAGGCGATGCTGCTGGATGCCTTGGTCACGCCGAACTCTGCGTAGAGGTCGGTGATCAGGGTCGTGCCATCCGCGTCGAAGATCTTGCCGCGCAGAGCGCCGATGCGCTGGAACTCGCGGGTGACATCCAGGGAGTCCTTGAGGCTCTGCAGGGCGTCGTTGATGACCTGGGCCTGGGCGTTGATGGGATCTTCCCCCTCGCCGAAAGTGGTGAGGTTCTGCAGTTCCTCGGGGCGGATGATCCGCTGATCGGGGAGGTGGGTCGTGAGGATGTTGCGGCGGACGCGACCAGGGCGCACCTGCGGGATCGGATCTCCGTTGCGGGAGGTATTGGAGACCAGGGACAGGCGACCCGCCCGCTCGTCGATCAGGACCGAGGTGGTGTTGATGCCCTTCTCCTCGAACAGCTTCCAGTTTCCGACCATGCTGGGCTTGAACGGGAGCTTGTTGATGGAGGCGGTGAGCTTGGTGGCGGTGAACAGATCAGCGAGATTCATGGGGCGGGGTCCTTAGATGGTGGAGGGGGCGGTGATGATGCCAAGCGCCTTGAGCTGGGCCAAGGCCGTGGCCTTCTGCGGGGCCGTGATGCCGCCGGGCCACTGCAGCTTGGTGGGATCCACCACGGCGCCTCGGGCGAGGATGGTGCCCTTCTGGGTGCTGGCGATGGGGCTGATGGGATCGACCATCACGCCAACGGCGATCTGGGAGCCGTCGGAGGCACCAGGAGCCAGGATTACGATGGAGCCGGAGGCGGTCACCTGACCCACGACCTGGCCCACGGCCAAGGTCTGGGAGGCGGCAACGATCACAGTGTCCTTGGTCCACCCCGAGCAGACCTCGAGCAGAAGGACGTCGGAGATGTTGATGGGCTGGGAAACGAACATGATCAGCTCTTTCTGCTGCGCCGTTCGGCGTCAGCAAGGAGGGGGTCTACGGTGGATTGGGTACGGGGGTGTCCCTGGAACTCCCCGAACTCCAGCTGCTTGGGCAGGACCTCGAGGAAGCCGTCCAGGGCGGTCAGGCGAGGGTCGGTCTCGGCGAACTGGAGACCATCGGTCACCAGCTCCTTGTGCAGGGCCTCCAGCTTGGTGCGCTGCACCGGCAGGAGTTTTCCTTCCTGCACCAGGCCATCCAGGCGTGCAGCAAAGGCGGCACCGGCCTCGGCGGCACGGCGATCCCCCTCGGCCTTGCGCAAGGCTTCGTTCTCGGCACGCAGACGCTCCAGCTCGGCAGCGTTGGCGTCCGGGGCAGACGCTTCAGCGAAGGCTGGTGCGGTGGACCCATCGTCGCTGTCGCGGGCCTGTGAGAAGTCCGGTGCCTCGATGGATTCGAGATCCTGCACCAGGTAGTTGGGATAGACCTTGTCGGCAGCTTCCAGCCCCTTGTCGGCGATCATGGCCTCGCGCTGGGAGCGCAACAGGCCACCGAACGAGCGCAACCGGTAGAACAGACGGGTGATGGCATTGGCGAACATCATGTCCAGGCTCATCTCCTGGGCGAACATGAGCACCTGGTCAGCCTGCTTGCCTGCGTCGGCCTCGGCGAACTCGCCTTCCCCGAAGCAGATGGGCGCCAGGCCCTTCACGGCAGGGGCGGTTCCGCCCAGCACTCCCAGATGGCGCAGGCCGTTGTCGCGGTAGAGCGCCACGCTGGTGTACTTGTACTCCCCCTTGCGGGCAGCCTCGGCGAACTCCGGGGTCAGCTCGTCCACCTTGAGCTTGAGAATCCCGTTCTCGGCCTTGGCACCCATGACAGATCCCACGCGGGGACTGTCGGTGCGAGGGTGCCCCACCACCAGCGGAGGGGTGTATCCTCCTGCGACCTGGGCGTTCACGGCGGCGGCGATGTCGCTGATCTGCGCCTCCGAGAAGGTCACGGTGGTACCGCTCATATCGGTGTGGGTTCCGGCGCGGAAGGCCTCCACCCAGGGGCTTGTCGGGGTCACGCTGTTCGGGGCTCGCTTGGTCATGGTTCCAATGTGGGGCCGCCGCGATGCGGGAGATCATGCAGGCTGCGCGCGCTCTTTCATGCGCTCCTTCATGGTGTTTTTCATGCGCCTGCAACATGAGCCGCACCGTGCAGGCCGCATCCGCCGCTTCCACGCGGCAGCGCCACCTTCATTCCATGCCTGCCCCCACCCATATCCCCGCCGGTACCGAAGCCCTCTCCGGATGGGCATCCCTCATCGTGGTCGTGCTCACCGCACTGGCCTTGGCCGCAAAGCCCGTATTCTCGTTCGGGCGCTGGATCCGCGCCCGCCTCTTCGCCCCCACCGAGCAGAGGATGGATCGACTCGAGAAGGGGTATGAAGAGCTCCACACGGACGTCAAAGCGATTGTCCACTCCATCCAGCGCATGGAGACCAACTGTGCCGCCCATTGCCCCGGCACCACCAACGGCACCCCGCGCCCCACCGAGGTCAACGGGTTCCCGCACCAGATCGGGAGTGTCCCGTGAAGGACGACGCCACCAAGGAGCAAGCCAGGGAGATGTACGTCGTGCACCAGATCACGGTGCGCGAGATCTCCAAGCGCCTGGCCATCGCCGAGCGCACCATCTACAACTGGAAGAAGGAAGGCGATTGGGAGAAGGCCCGCGCCGACCTCACCAGCGCCGAGAAGGCCCTCGATGCCGAGCTGTTCGAGCTGGCCCGCACCATGAGTCGCGGGATCCGCAAGGATCTCGAAGCCGGCAAGAAGGTCGAAGACGGCAGGTACTACGCCATGGGCCGCCTCATCGAGAGCGCCGAGAAGGCCCGCCAATACTCGAAGGAGACACCGCCCCCAAGCGACTCCCCGGCCATGACCCCCGACCAGGTCAAGGATACGATCGTGTCCACCCTGGAGAGGATGCTGGGCCTGTGACCGCACGCAAGAAGCTCCCGCCTCCCCCCAAGGAGGCTCAGGGGATCGATCCCTCCCTGTTCATGCGTCACCAGCTGCTCTGGATCCAGGATCGATCCAGGCTCAAGATCTTCGAAAAGAGTCGGCGCATCGGCGGCACCTGGGGGCAGTCCTTCGAGGACGTCTTCGACTGCATCCGCCAGCCGGGACTCAAGGTGTGGTTCTCGTCAGCAGACCTTTCCGCCGCGTCCGAGTACCTGTCCTACTGCGAGGACTGGCTGCGCATGCTCAACCAGGTCGCCAAGGAGATCCAGGAGGTGTCGCAATGCCAGCTGGATGGCCTGGACTTCGCCGACGAGGACAAGGACGTCAAGGTGAAGGTGCTGGAGTTCAAGAACGGCTCCAAGATCACCTCCCTCTCGAGCAACCCCAAAGCCTTCCGCTCCAAGGGTGGCAAGATCGTCTGGGACGAGGCGGCCTGGCACGACAGCGACAAGAAGATGTGGGCCGCTGCCAAGCCGGCGTCCATGTGGGGCTTTCCCGTCCGGATCCTCTCCACCCACAACGGAGTGAAGAGCGTCTTCAACCAGATCATCGAGACCTGCAAGAAGGGCACCGCCCGCGACTGGTCGCATCACCGGGTCACCATCCTGGACGCCGTAGACAATGGCCTCGTGGACCGGATCATGAAGCGCCCCACCACGCAGGCCGAGCGTGACGAGTGGCTGGCCAACGAGCGCGCCGGGTGCCTGTCGGACGCCGTGTGGCAGCAGGAGTACCTCTGCAACCCCATCGACGAGACCACGGCGTTCCTGCCCTACGACCTGATCCGCTCCTGCGAGCGCGACGGCATCCTGGACATGGACAAGATCACCGGCCCGGTCTACCTGGGCATGGACGTGGGTCGCCGCAAGCACCTCTCGGTCATCTACGTGTGCGAGAAGGTCGGCACCCGCCTGGTCGTGCGCCACAAGCGCGAGATGCACAAGAAGACCTTCGCCGAACAGCGCGAGGTGCTCTTCGGCCTGCTCACGCACCCGCGCCTGGTGCGCGCCTGCCTCGACGCCTCGGGCCTGGGCATGCAACTGGCAGAGGAGTCCCAGGAGTTCTTCGGTCGCCACCGCGTGGAGGCCATCACATTCAATGCCGGCATCAAGGAGCAGATGGCCCACGCCCTGCGCAACGAGTTCGAGGACGCCACCATCGACATCCCGCCCTCGGATCTTCAGCGCGAAGGCTTGCATGCCGTGCGCGCCACCGTCAGCGCCGCCAACCAGGTGCGCTTCGTGGCCGAGGAGACCGAGGCCGGGCACGGCGACCACTTCTGGGCGCTGGCCCTCTCCGTCCACGCAGCCCGCGACCGCAACGCCGGTCCAGGATGGGCCATCTCGCGAAGCATGGCGAGCCCGGTTCAAACAGACTACGATCGCTGGCTCGAGCGGAAGATCCTTGATCGCGGATGGCCAATGCCGTGATGCTCCGCGCCATCGTCACCTACCTGCTCCTCCTGCTCTTCTCGTGGGCAATTGACGGAATCTGTCAAATTGCAGGATTCCCGACGCCGTCCTTCGATCTGCTCCCGGCATGCGAGAGTCCGCTCGCCTCGCTTCCGTCTCGTCTCACGCAAGACGAGAAACCTTCGCGCCTTCGCGCCTCGCGTGAGACGAGACAAGACCGGAAGCCGGGGCGCGAGCATCGGATCGCACACCGTTGGCGGGTTTTTCCCCTCAAAATTCCCGAGCCGCGAGAACGGGCGCGGGGAGACCCCGCCGCATTTGCCCGCAAAGGCCCCTTCTAGGGGCCTTGATTCTCGGGCACACACTCACCGCACCGCGAACCCTTTCAACGTTTTTGAACGGTCCTTTAACGCCTTTACGTCGATCACGCGCCCAACCCAGCCCGTGCAGGAGCCTCCCAGATGCCAAAGAACCCCCGAAAAGCCCCGAAAAGCGGTCCTGCGACCCTCCAAAAGGGCGTATCTACCCCCAAAGAGGCCACCTTGGCCCTCTCGCGGCAGGTGGACTCCGGGGAGTTTGCCATCCGCCAGTCCTGGCAGAGCCTGTCCGCCCTGTCCGTCCTCCCAAACCCTGACCCCATCCTGCGCAAGGAGGGGAAGTCCCTCTCGATCTACCGCCAGATGATCGACGGGCACCTCCTGTCCGTCTCCGGCAAGCGTCGGGCGGCAGTGAGGGCGCGCCCTTGGATGATCGAGAGTTCCAAGGCCTCGTCGTCCGTCACCGAGGCAATCAACGAGATGTTCTCGACGCTCAAGATCCTGGACCTGACCAACGTCATCCTGGACGCACGCTTCCTCGGCTACTCGGTGCTGGAGGTAATCTGGGGCATCCGCGACGGACTAGTCGTTCCCGTCGAGATCAAGGAGAAGCCGCAGGAGTGGTTCGGATGGCACGCAGACGGTTCCTTCCGGTTCCTGGACGACTCGCTCATCGGCACCCTCGTCCCCGAGCGCAAGTTCCTCGTGGCCCGCAACGCCCCCAGCTTCCTCAACCCTTACGGCCTGCCGCTCCTGTCCGCGTGCTTCTGGCCCTTGGCCTTCAAGCGCGGTGGCCTCAAGTTCTGGATGACCTTCACCGAGAAGTACGGCATGCCCCGCGCCATCGGCAAGGTGCCGGCCTCCACCAGCTACGAGGACCAGCAAGCCCTGCTGACCCAGCTGGAGGGCATGGTGCGCGATGCCGTGGCTGTCATCCCCGACAACGCCAGTGTCGAGCTGCAGGAGGCCGCAGGCCGGTCCAGCTCCGTGGAAGCCTACACGGCCCTGATCAAGTGGGCCGACAGCGAGATGTCCAAGGCAGTCCTGGGAGAGACCCTGACGACCGAGACCCAGGGAAACTCCGGCAGCCGCGCTCTGGGGCAGGTGCATGCCGAGGTCCGTGCCGACCTGGCCCTGGACGATGCCGCGATGGTCGAGGGTGTCTACAACCAGCTGATCACCTGGATCTGCGAATTGAACTTCCCTGGAGAGGCGATTGCACCCCGCTTCCAGATCCAGATGCCCGAGGACCTCAAGGAAGGCCGCGTGGCCCGCGACAGCAAGCTGCGCCAGATGGGCCTGCGCTTCACGCCCGACTACTTCGCCGACACCTACGGCATCGATCCCAAGTACATCGACGGCGTGGACACCAAGGCCGCCGCCCCAGCCGGCGGGGATGGCCTGGCCTTCGCCGAGGGGGAAGGCTGGCGCCCCGATGCCCTGGCCAATGCCATCGCCGGCAAGATCACGTCTCACGACGCCAAGGCCATCCAGCAGGAGCTGGCCGGCAACATCCTGGAGCTGGCGGAGCAAGCCAACAGCTTCGACGAGTTCAGCGCCCTGCTCGAGACGCGCTATCCCACGCTCCCCACGCCGGTGCTTGAGGAAGTCAGCCAAGGATTCGCGCTCCTGGGCGACCTCGCCGGCAGGGACGATGCCCAAGCTGTCGTCAACAGGAAGACGGCGTGAACCAACTCAGCGACACCGAGTTCGCGGAACTGTTCCGCAAGCCCCCGACGGAAGCCGTCGCAGCATGGGATGCGCGCACCCGCCTGCTCACCAGCAAGGGTCGCAACAGCGATGGCCAGAAGATGTGGGCCTACAACGACGTGCTATGGAATGCCCACAGCCGCGGCTTCTTCGTTGCGCGTGTCGCCCAGGTGGAGGTGCTCCAGGACATCCGCACCGCCATGGACAAGGCCATCAAGGAAGGCCAGTCCTTCCAGAAGTTCCAGAAGAGCCTCAAGCCCACGCTCCAGGCTCGCGGCTGGTGGTCCTCCACGCGCAAGGATCCCGAAGGCAAGGTGATGGTCAAGAATCCCAACACCGGGGTGGATGAGCTCACCAGGCTGGGAACACCGCGCCGCCTCCGCACCATCTACGACACCAATATGGCCGTCAGCTACTCGGCAGGCCACTTCAAGCAACTCAAGGAGTCCGCCGACTTGCTTCCTTGGTGGCGCTACGTGGCTATCATGGACAAGCGGACCCGTCCCACCCATGCCATCCTGCACGATCACGTGTACCGGCACGACGACCCGGTATGGGGATCCATCTGGCCCCCGAACGGGTGGTACTGCCGCTGCCGCATCGAACCGCTCACCGAACGGGAAGCCAAGGGCACCGCCGGATACGTGGTCCAAGATCCTGCCAAGACCGTGACCCAGATCCGCCAGGTGGGATCCAACGGCCCCTCGGTCGAGGTGACGGGCGTGGTCGGAAGCAATGGCCACATCATGTTTCCGGATGCCGCCTGGGCCTACAACCCCGGCATCTCCAACCACGCGATCGAGGATCTGGCCTGGAGCCGTATCAAGGGGCTTCCCGCTCCGGCCCAGCGAGCCTTTGTGGATTCCATATCCAAGGACTCAGGGATGATCACTCAGCGGCGCAAGGCCCTGGAGGCCTGGACCCAAGGCGTGCAAGACACTGCTGTGTTCGATGGGACCCATCCACAAACGATGGCTATAGGGTGGATGCCATCCGACGTCTTGGCTGGAGCAACAGCGCAACATGGGAGCGCCGTCTCTCCGATCTCCTTGATCACCGACAAGCAGACCTGGCACGCAAGGCGTTTCAACAAGGCACCCAATCAGAAGATGACGCCGGATCAATTCAACCAACTCCCGGAGATCCTGGCAAAACCCTATGCAGTGGATTGGCACGACGGATCTCTTCTGATTTACGGGGACACCTTCAAGGTCGGAAACAAGGATATGTCGCTGCGCTTCATCTTCGAGATTTCCAAGGAAGGAAACCCAACCCTAACGACTAGCGGCGTTATCGAGGCTGCGGAGATCAACAAACCTCAGATGACTGTACTGAGGAAGAAATGAAGAGATCCAGCCCCCGGGGGTTCCATGACTTCCCCTCTACTACCCCCATCAGCAAGCTGACAGGCGTACCAGCGTTGGATTCTGCTCTGGTCTCAGAAGCTGGATCTCTCCGGATCCAATCTATCACCTCCCATTGCGCTATGCAAGAGGGCAGCAACTGATGGATGTCAGCCTTGATCTGATCCTATCCAATGCCCGGTTGACTCTGGAGCAATTGTCCGAGAATGCTCGGAACCTGAAGCCGGCGATGCTGGCCATCTCGCTGAAGATGGCGGCCTCCATCAACAAGAACTTCGAGGTGGGAGGACGCTACAGTCGCGCCGGCGAGATCATGGGCGGATCCACGAAGTGGCAAGCGGCCGCAGCGCCTCCTGTCTACAAGCGCGGCAGCAAGGCCAGGGGCGTCAAAAAAGGAGACGAGAGAGGCTCGACGCTTTTCCGTAGTGGTCAGCTCAAGCGGAGCTTTGTCGCTGCGGCGACGAACGACTCGGCTTCGATATCCACCAACCTCGAATACGCAGCCATCCAGAACTTCGGCGGGAAGACCGGTCGTGGGCACAGAATCACGCTCGTGGCTCGCCCGATCGCGGTCATCCAGGAAGAGGATGTCGACATCGCCAAGGAGATCCTGACCACCCACCTCCTGCGGAGCACCCACTCGTGAGTCACAGGAGCGAAAGCTGCTTGTCGTCCTTGGGGCGCTTGGGCGCTGCCGGTCGAGCGCCAAGGTACTCCTGCACCGTGCGTCCGGAGATGCCCAGGGCACGCGCCAGCTGGGGCACGTTGCGCCCGTTGAAGTGCTTCCCGATGTATCGGATGGCGTACTCCCGAGGCATGCGCACCGGCAGGGTCAGCGTAGTCCCGGCGAGCTTGCGCCAGATGGTCACGGCAGCACTGACCCCGAGCGTCTCGGCAATCAGCCTCAGCTCATCGTTCGGGAGATCATCCATTTCAATCCCTTCCCACGCTGACGGGATGGACATGCCGCACAATATAGGCGGATCCACGAAGAATGCAATGCGCATCTCCTCCCGGCCCTTCCCACCCAAGACTTCCCCGCGCGTTTCCCACAACCGCAATTCCCCGCAGAGCAACAACAAAATGACAAAGCCCATCGTCCCCTGGATCGGCGGCAAGCGCAGGCTTGCCAAGCGGATCTTGCCCCTCTTTGGGGAGCACGTGAGCTATGTGGAACCCTTCTGTGGAGGGGCCGCGCTCTTCTTCATGAAGGAGCCTTCCAAAGCCGAGGTGCTCAACGACATCAACGGAGAGGTCGTGAACCTCTACCGGGTGGTCCAGCACCACCTGGACGAGTTCGTTCGCCAGTTCCGCTGGTCGCTGGTCAGCCGCGAGATCTTCTCCTGGTTCAAGGCCACCCCCGAGGTGATCCTCACCGACATCCAGCGAGCCGCCCGGTTCTATTACCTCCAGAAGCTGGCCTTCGGAGGCAAGGTTTCTGGCCAGACCTTCGGCGTCGTGCCGCAGGGAGCTCCGCGCCTCAACCTGACGCGCATGGAGGAGGAGCTTTCCCAGGCTCACCTGCGCCTGGCACGAGCCACGATCGAGCATCTCCCCTGGGACGCCTGCATCGAGCGCTACGACCGCCCCGGAGCGCTCATCTACTGCGATCCCCCGTACTGGGGCACCGAGGGCTACGGGGTGCCGTTCGGCCTGGAGCAGTACGATCGGATGGCGGAGCTTGCCCGCACCATGAAGGGCCGCATGATCATCTCGGTCAACGACATCCCCGAGATGCACAAGGCCTTCGATGGCCTGACCATCGAGCGCACCGAGCTTGCCTATACGGTCGGCGTCAAGGCCACCGCCCCGCAGGGCGAACTCATCATCCGCAACTGGTAGAGAGGACTCCATGACCGCAGGCATCCACCACTTCCGCATCGAGCAGGGAACCACCTGGTCGCGCACGCTGCGGCTCCGGCAGGGGACGCCTGCGGTCGCCATGGACCTGACAGGCTACACCGTCAGGTCCAGCATCCGCAAGGCCGCGCATTCCACCGCCTCGATGGCGGACTTCACCTGCACCCTCACCGATCCGGCAGACGGCACGTTCACGCTATCGCTGACGGCAGCCCAGACTTCCGCGCTTCCGACCGAAGGCGGGTCCTGGGATGAGCCCAGCCGCTATGCCTACGACGTGGAGATCGTCGCACCGGATGGCAACGTGACCAGAGTGCTCAACGGATCCATCTACGTCTCCCCCGAGGTCACGCGGTGATCACCGTCGTCATCCAGGAAACCGCCGGTATCACGGTGGAGCTGTCGGAGCCCGTCAGCGTTGTCACGAGCATCGCAGAGCAGGGAGAGCGCGGTCGCCAAGGGGAACAGGGGATCCAGGGCCCTCCTGGTCCGCTGCGCCAATGCTCTCCGGTCACGGGAGCCTACCAGGCCCTCGGCACGGACGAGACGCTCCTGGTCGATGCATCGATGTCCCCCGGGATCGTGACGCTCGATCCTGCCCCGCACGACAACCAGGCGCTCACGGTGCGATGCATCGGAGCGTTCGGTGCCACCATCACCTCGGCAGGCGCCTTGATCGAGGACGAGTCTGCCGTGCAGATCTACGACGGCGAGGTGCTCGACCTGGTCCACTTCAACAACACCTGGAGGATCCTGTGAGCCTCATTCGACAAATCGAAGAATCCTTGATCGTGCGCACCGCGATGAAGGCCTTGTCCAAGCTGACCTTCTCGACCACCGGCATGCGCGTCGATCTCCAGAACCAGGCCGTCACCGCCAACATCGCCTCAGCCCAGACGCTGGCGACCGTCACCACGGTTGGCGTGGTGAACCAAGCGAACACCGTCTGCATGGGGCGCTCCAGCCCGGACGGCCAAGGAATCCAGCTGTCCCAGATCGCTTTCCAGCAAGCCTTCCGCCGTAACCTCACCGTTTCTTGAGAGGATCCTATGCCCATCATCAACAACAACAAGCGGATGATCGACCGTCCCATCTGGGAGCAGCTCAATTCAGGCCCGGCGAACACGGCGGCGGGCGTATGCATCGTCGATGACAACTCACGCTACATCTACGCGATCTATTCTGCCACTTCCTTCTGGCGATACGACACCTGGGCAGACACCTGGCAGCAGCTTGCATCTCCTCCGGGAGGAACGCTCGCGGCAGGATCCTGCATGCGCTACGTGGCCGAGATGGGCACCCAGTACAACGGCGTGGTCTACGGCAGCATCTACGCCCTGATCGCCAACGGCACAGCTGCCGTGTTCTATCGCTACGACATCGCCTCCAATACCTGGAGCGCAGCCCTGTCCGTGGCGAACATCCCGGCAGCCTGGGGTACTGATGGGCGTATGGTCCTTCCGGAGCCGTTCCTCAACGGATGGCAGGGCGGGTATCATGGGGCGACGTCCCTCAATACCGTGACGCTCACGGCGGCTGCCACGGCATCCGCCACAAGCCTGGCCGTCGCCGCTCTTCCGCTGGCCCTGCCGGCTAATGCCGTGCTCAATTTTGGGACGCTTGCAGCGCCTCTCTGGGCCGTCCTGACGGCTTCCGCAGCGGCAGGGGCGACCAGCCTGACGGTATCGGCTCTAACCTCCGCGATTGCCAGCGGAGCCAGCGCCTACTGGTATGCCGACCTGTACCTCTTCGGTAATGGGGCCGCACAGATGTACCGCTACAACATCGCCTCGAATGCCTGGAGCGTGACGTCGTCCAATTCCGGCACCCCAGCATTCCCTCCGGTCCCCGCCATCCTGGGAACCGGGAACGTAGCCGCCTGGCTTCCGGCAAGCGGAAGCCCCAACCAGCTCAATGAGTTGATCGTAGTGAGAGGGGCAAATTCCAGCAACGTTTACGCCTATAACTTTGTCAGTAACGTATGGGGGAACGTCACCTTCAAGCCTGATACGGAGACCTTCACGGTGGGCACCAGTAGCGGTGTCCTGGCGGACGGTTCCGGCAAAAATGCCGCCCTCCTCCTGCAGAAGGATGCGACCGGGCGCATCTACCGACTCGATCTCGTCAAGGGACGGCTCGATCCAGTCGCGACCCAGAGCCTGATTGCCCAGGGCACGGCAGTGAGCGGCGACAAGATGACAATCCTCAAGGATCCGGAGGGAGGCATTCCCTTCGTCTACAGCCTCGTCTCCACGAGCCCGTTCTTCCTGCGCATGGCCATGCCGTTCTAAAGCAGAAGGGCCGGTGGTTCACCGGCCCTTGAAAGCTCTTTGAAAGTTCAGGCAGTTTTGATCATTCCCCGAAGCCGAAATTCCTGATTCCAGGCCTTTGCATCGGATCTGGATAAAAACCGTACATCGACCCATAGTGTCGATACAATCGGCCCTGATCTGCTAGCATTTCAGCCAATGCAAAGTCCTTCGATCCAGGCTTGAAGGACCAGCGAGCACCTATGTCATCTGCTCCAGCCTCATTCCGCAATCTGATGTAGAACGCATCCAGCTGCGCATTCAAACGCCAATTCCGTATTGCTGGATACATCCCCCAAAGCCCAAACGCAGAAAGGATGCAGCAGCCAATCGAACCGATGCTTCCCCAGTCGCTGAGCGTCATTTGGCAGCCCCAAATTCATCCGTGGATACATGGCTGTGATCTCGGTACTCGATCTGCGCGGCCGCATGGAACATCATGGGGCACTGCCCCCGCTTGCGACCCAGGTGCAGCTTGCCGCAGCACTTAGAGCCCTTCTCACCCGTGGTTGCCCGCTTGGCCAAGAGGGGGCGCAGGAACGTCATCAACGGGAAGCCTCCAGCATGGCACTTGGCATTCACGCAGCACCGATACACTTCACCCGGAAAATCATCCAAGGAGACAGACCATGGACCAGCAGGCTCACCAGTCAGGGGATCATTCCCAAGCGACCGAGATTCCACCGTCACCCGTAGCGAAATCACATCTGGGTAAAGCTCTGAAAAGGAAGCGAGGGGGCCAGCCAAGAACGCCTTCGTGGGCTCGTTTTTCATCGAATACCATTCTGAAAGATTTTCCGGATCGAGTTGAGAGGATTCAGTACTGCTTCGATCGCCTTCTGTTCTTCTGCGCGGCTCATTGCGAATGGGAAGATCATCGCCACTACGCCAAGGTCCTGGCCAAGCAGTTCATTGACGATACAGGGATCGAGGCGTACGTGACTCCTGCCGAGATGTTCGATGATGTCTTCCCCATGAACGACAAGAACCAATCCATCGTGAAGCGGGTCTCCTAAGCGCGGGTTCCATAAGGCCGTGGCGAACTACCGCCCACCCCCATGGCACTTCTTGCATGGCACCCCACCGCTGGACTTCGCTTCCTTGAGCGGGATGTCCACGCAGTTGACCGTGCACCGGATCGCAGAGGCGCAGCTGGGATCGTGGTACTTGCCGGTCTTGGTGTTGTAGGTGACTGTGCGGGCCGCGACCATGGCAGGCAGCACCAGGCAGAGCAGGAGAGCGGGGAGGGTGCGAGGCATGGTCATCTCACAAGAGGGGAATGACACGGTTTGAACTGGAATGGGTGAAACTCCTCTCCTTACATACCTCCATGCACACATCCTTCTCGAAAATGATGCTTCGTTTATCCATCGTCACCCTGTAGTTGCAGGTATGACCACCAGCACCGAACCCAGCTGGAATCGACGATGGAGCGTCGTTGATGCGGATCGTCAATCCGATACCTCTCACGTTGGATCCGTAGATGGACTCGTGCATGTCGCTGATTCCGGAAATGACGAAATCGGATGCGTAGGTCTTCAAGCCTGGGCAATTTTCAAGCACAGTAGGCCAAGTCTTCTGGATGAAATCCTTAGCCTGCTTGGTTGCTGTGAAACTGCTGAGATCGATGGTGCTTGACTTCGAATTCTCCTGTTCTTTGACTTCAGGTACCGCGCCATTTGGCTTTGTATCTGCGTGCGCCGTTGTATCCGGATGCTGAATGAAATCAGGCGCTTCGCTGTGTTGCGGAGGACTCCCGTCGTTATTGGGCTCCTTGCAGCCCCAGAGTACCAGGAGCGGAAAGATCAGGGCCATCCAGGCAATACTGCGCGGGTTCATCTCTACCTCAGATCCGGATCCGCTCCGGCAGCGGCCCTCAAGGGCGGGTGAAGTCAACGATCACGATATTTCCGTAGCGAGCGATCACTTGCCTGTGCCGGTTGCGGGGAGCACCGACTCCGGGCGCTTGCCATCGCAGTCACAGCGAGACTTGGCCATCGCGTTCATGAGCACGGCAGCAGTACGCGCCACCTCATTGAAGAGCAAGGCAAGCTGCTCCGGCGATGGCTGAGCCTTGCCGCTCATCCAGTCACGCACCTGCTTGGGAGTTGCCCCCACATCGGCGGCAACTTCGTCCGGTTCACCAAGGACCTTGAATGCGTCGCGCAATCGGAGGGCGGGAAGTTGGCTTTCGCCCAGGGATGGGGCATGAGATTTTTCTACAGATCGCCCTGCGCGCCCGAGTATGAAGGCCCAATCTTTTGGATCCACCTTCTCCAGTACAGCTTCGACATCGATCAGGCACCGCTTCCTTGCCGAGCTGATGTAGTTGTCAGCACGGCCAAGCCAGCGGCTCACCTGGACATCTGATCGCGGACCAAAAATGGCCTCAAGTCTGGTGAGGACACCAGAAACATCGGACCCTAGATTTTTCTCTTGCATTCCTGGCCTTTCGCCGTAGATTTATCTACAGTAGCAGGCAACGCTACACCAACAAAACAAAGCCTAGAAACAGGAGCAAGCCATGCCCCAGGAAATCTTTGCGACCCGCATCTCGTGGGTCGCCGTAGCCCGTATTGTCTCCGAAAAGTTGGGGCGGAAATACTCCGCCAACTACTGCCGCGAGGTAGCGATCGGCTTCCGTGCAAGCAGCGTCTTGGAGCCCGTCCTGCGCGAGCTGGGAGCCATGCAGGACGAGAAGGCCGCTGCAGCATGACCGACCTCGACCGCCTGACGACCGAGAACTCCGTTCTCAAGCAGGAGCTGGAAGCCGCCTGCACTCACATCCACTGCCTGAACATCGCAGCGGTCCATGCCTGCGAAGATCGCGACTACCTGCGCCAGGAGCTGGACAGACACCACACCCACATGATCCAGATCGTGACCGAGTTCGAGAACGAAGTCGAGGTCCTGGAAGCCTCGAATGCAACCCTGCAAAGCGACCTGCGTACATCCCTGGATGAGCAGATCCGCCTGCTGTCGCATCGCCGCCAACTCTCGCTGCACCTGCGCGGGCTGATGGTCCTCGTGCGCCCCGGAACGTTCAAGGCAACGCCCTCCACGGCCACGCATCCATCCCCGGTCGTGATCGAGCATCCGACCGAAACCATGGAGCTGGCTCCGACCATCCTGGAACGCATCGTCTCTTGGTTTCGCAAGACGCGCATCGCTCAGGCGGCATGATCCCCTATGACCGTTCCCCACCACCTATCACCAGTCTGGCTGACGATCCCCGAAGCGGCCCGGATCCTGGGATGCAACGAACGATCAGTCCGCCGTAGGATCGACTCGTTCGAGACTCGCCAGGTCTCCAATACCCGTGGCGGATCCGGAGGCATGGCCTACGAGATCAGCCTGGAGAGCCTGCCACCCGAGGCCCGCGCCGCATGGAAGGCTGCCGAGATCACGACACCGCTGATCCACGCCGAAGCGCCCCTGCTGCACAGCGAAGCCGAGGAGATCAGCCACGCCTACCAGCGCCTGGACCGGCGCGGCAAGGCGCACTTCGACAAGTGGGCCAGCATCCTCCAGCAGTCCCAGGACATCACCGGCCGCAAGGCGCTGGAGCAGTGGACTGAGGAGTGGAACGCTGGGCACCCCGAGCCACTGAACACTAGCGCCCCGAGCATCTACAGGATGCGTGAGAAGGTCGCCAAGGAAGGCCGCAGAGCCCTCCTGATGCCCGAACGCAAGGTCGTCGCCAGCAGCGTCACCGACGAGTGGTTCGAGTGGTTCCGCGAGGACTACCTCAAGCAGGCCGGCCTCTCCGCCGCCCTGTGCCGCATCATCGTCCTGGGGCGCGCCCGCAACGCGGGATGGGCCGGGAGCGATGAGGAGTTCCCCAGCGTCCACGCCTTCCTGCGGCGCCTGGATCGCGAGGTGTCTCCCAGCCTGGTTTCCTTTGCCCGCGAAGGCCAGAAGCGGTGGAACGACCGCAACGGCTACCACATCGTGCGCGACTACGCAGAGGTCCCGGTCGGATCTGTCTGGGTCGGCGATACCCACACCTGGGACGTATTCGTGCGCAAGGAGGGAGAGGTCGTCCCCTCCACGGTCTACATCACGGCCTTCCTCTGCATGCGCACCTACCTGCCCATGGGCTGGTACATCCACACCACGGCCCCCAGCACAGACAACACCCTGCGGGCCATGAAGCGCGGCATCGACACCTACGGGATCCCCGACGACGTGTACGTGGACAACGGGCGCGAGTATCGCAACCGCGACTTCTCGGGCATCACCCGAGGCACCCGCATCGACTGGGACGAGCAAGCCACCGGAAGTCTTGCGGCCCGGCTGGGTTTCCAGATGCACTTCGCCATCGTCAAGAACGCCCAGGCCAAGATCATCGAGCGGCAGTTCCGCACCATGAAGGACACCTTCAGCCGGCTTTCCCCGACCTTCAAGGGCGGCAACGTCCTGGAGAAGCCCGAGCGCCTCAAGGGTGTCCTGGAGAAGCCCGAGGGGATCCCCACGCTGGAGGAGTTCACCGCCCGCGCCGAGGAGTTCCTCACCAAGGTTCTGCCGGTCATCCCATGCCACGGAGCGCACCACAACGGGCTTTCCCGGGCGGCGCTCTGGAACCGGCACATCGCCGAGCGGTCCCCGCTGCGCATGGTCTCCAAGGAGACCTCCTCCATGCTGGTCAGCCGCACCGCCAAGGGGCGCGTCCGCCGCAACGGCTTCTACCTGCGCGACCTGGAGTGCTGGTACTGGGGGAACGACGAGTGGATGGTCCCGAACGACGGGCGCGAGATCACCCTGCGCTACGACCCCGAGGACCTCACGGTCGCCTGGGGCTACGACGAGAACATGGTCCTGCTGGGCGAGTGCCGCCTGGTCGAGGCCGTGGGAGCCCTGGTGCGCGAAGGGGATGAGGTTGGCAAGGCACGACTCGCCGCGGGCATCGCCAACCGCAAGAGCAAGCAGCGCCTGGTCAAGGCCCTGGTGCCAGGAGCCACCCCGCGCCAGTCCGCCGAGATCCTCAAGGATCTGCAGGCCGCTCACGGATCCACCGACATCGACACCGGCCACTCCCTGCTCCAACTCACCGACCACGACCTCGATGCCGCCCAACTCAAGCGAGAAGCGACCCTGGGCACCTCCGACTTTTCCCGGTTTGATCCGCCTCCTGGCGGAGGTGGCTCACGCCCAACCTGGTACGAGCCCGAACCCATCGCCGCCGTCTCCTGACCCTCTCCGATACCCATCACCGCCCCTGAAAGGTTCCCATGAGCATCCAGCACACCATCGACCGCCTGCGCTCCTTCCTCGCCTCCTCCGGCACTAGCCAGAGCGCGGTCGCCAAGAGCATTGGTTTGTCGCCCAGCATCATATCAGCATTCCTCAAAAACCTCTACCAAGGTGACGTGAAGGCGGTTTCCGAGCGCATTCACGAGTACCTGAACCAGGAGGAGGAGCGCCAGGCCATGCGGGCCAAGGCACCTCGCGAGACGGTCCTCAAGACCCGCGCCTACCAGGAAATCCACGCCATCCTGCGCGAGGTCTCGAAGGAGTGCGAGATGGGCCTGATCGTCGGCGAGGCCGGGGTAGGCAAGACCACGGCCCTCAAGGCCTACGCCAAGGCGAGCAAGACCTGCATCCTCATTGAGGCCGACCACGGCTACACCGCCCGCGCCCTGTTCCTCGACCTGTGCGAGCGCCTGCACCTGGAGCCGCGCGGTTCCATCCACGACCTGCTGGAGCGGGTCGTGGAACGGCTGGCCGACTCCGGACGCCTCATCATCATCGACGAGGCCGAGCACCTCCCGTACCGCGCCCTTGACCTGATCCGGCGCATCCACGACAAGGCCGGGGTCGGGATCGCTCTGGTGGGGATGCCGCGTCTCCAAAAGAACATCACCGGCGACCGCAGCCACTACGCCCAGATCTACAGCCGCATCGGTGCCTTCCGCCGGATCGGCACCCTCACGGACGAAGACATCCAAGCCATCGTCGAGCAGCTCGGCCCCATCGACTCGCAGACGATGGACGCGATCACCAAGGCCTGCCGCCGCAACGCCCGAGTCCTTTCCAAGCTCCTCAAGTGGGCAAGGAAGCTCGCAGGCATCCAGGGAACCTGGATCACCCCCAACATCGTCGAAGAGGCCCTGGGCTTCATCTCGGTGGCCGCGTGAGCGCCAAGCTCATCCATACCCTGGTCTCGCGGCTGGGCATGCCGGACGACCAGTACCGGCAGATGCTGCGGGATCGGTGCGGCGCAGAGACCTCCCGCGCCCTTACGCCCATCCAGCAGCGCGCCCTGGCCAATGACCTCAACGCCCTGCTGCCGGAAGATCGCCGCCTGCGCATCACCGGCGCGGGCGGTGCCCGCCGCCGCTTCGCACACCTGGGCAACCGCGAACCCAAGTACGCCACCCCGGCCCAGCTGCGCATGCTGGAGGCCACCTGGGTGGAGCGATCCCGCCAGCCCACGATCGAGGAGAAGCGCGAGGTGCTCAACCAGTTCCTCCTGCACCGCTTCAAGATCGGGTCCATCGAGTGGGTCCTCAAGGATCAGGTTGGAAAGATCCTCAAGGCACTCCAGCACGTAGACCCCGACTCCCCCTTGCGCCCGGTCATCCCCCGGCGCCGCAAGCGCACCAAGCTCACCCCCAAGACCACTCCCACAACCACAACAGAAGGAATCGACAATGGAAACTGAGAAGGCCCCGAAGGGCAAGAAGCGCATCTGGAAGGATGCTCGTGGCCAGGAAGTCCCCGAGGAGTACGTGCCGGAACTGGACAAGCGCCGTGACGCGATGGTGCAGCGCGTCTTCGTGACCATCAGGTCGCTTGAGATGGCGATGATCGAAGCCAAGCTCTCCGTCATTTCCGAACTGGAAGGGTTCCTGGAAGAGCGCAGCAAGGCGGCGAAGGTCAAGGGGCAGGAGTGGAAGGGAAACCTCACCCTTGCAAGCTTCGATGGAAAGCTGAAGATCGAGCGTTCCATGGACGACCAGATTGGATTCAGCGAGCAGCTCCCGTTGGCGAAGACCGTCCTCGACGAGTGGATGCGCGAACGCCTCGATGGAGTCGATGAGGCGCTCGGCAAGGTCATCAGCTCGGCCTTCAACGTCGACAAGCACGGTCGGATCAACACCCAGGCCCTGCTTAAGCTGATGCGCCTGGACATCAAGGACAAGAAGTGGCTCAAGGCCATGGCTCTCCTCAAGGAGTCCATCACGGTGATCTCCACGCGCCAGTACATGCGCTTCATCGAGCTGGTGGAGAAGGACGACTGCGCTCCCGAATGGCGCAGCATCAACCTGAACTTCTCCAGCATCTCCCTCACCTCCGAATCCACCGACAGCAAGGACGCCTGACCCATGCCCAAGATCAAGACCATCTTCAAGGTCCGCGGAATCGTCATCGAGATCGCTTCCGGCACGGTTGGCGAGGGCAGCAACGCCAAGATCTTGAGCCTCTCCTTCGAGGAGCCGGTCGTCAGCATCACCGACATGGTGAAGGCGTCGCTCCTCATCCAGAAGCAGCTGTCCGACAAGGCCGCCAAGGCCAAGCGCAAGGCGAAAGCCAAGGACAAGGCCGCCGAGAAGAAGGACAAGGCTCGCAAGGCTGGCAAGTCCAAGGTCATCGCCCAGGCCCGCGCCCCGCGCAAGCCCAAGACGCTGGTGCAGACCACGATGTTCGAGGAAGGCCCCGGCGATGCGATCACCCCCGAGAACATGGCAGAGCGTTTCCCCGATCAGGCCACGGCCCCGCTCACCGCCAACTCCTGCGTGATGGGATGAGCCTCGCGGCCCTCTTCCCCTGGGCGATCATCGTCCTGAACATCGGGGCCGCGCTTTCCAACCTGGTCCGTGGCGATGCGTCGCGGGCCATCTACTGGATCGCAGCGGCGGTCCTCAATCTCGTCATCACCCTCCCTTCAATGAGGCTTCCATGGTACAACTGACCACCCTCCAATGGCTGCGAGGCTTCCTCTCCGAGCGCACCGGGGAAGCCAGCAACAGCCGCCTGATCGCTCTCCTCTCGAACCTAGCCGCCCTGGTCCTGGTCTTCATCGTGACCCTCACCAGGCGCGACATCCCAGCGGGCGCGCAGATCATCCTCCTGTGCGCAATGGGAGCCGGGACGGTCGGATACCTGGGCAACAAGATCACCACCAAAGCGGCTGAGTTGAAGGCCGCATCAACGACCGGAGAAACCGAATGAACGCACCGACCCACGCACCGGACCTGCTCCTGCGCGTCACCCGCCATCTGTCCGTGCAGCACGCCACCATCGGCGAGCTCGAATGGAGCCTCGATGCCGGAGCATCCTGGAAGACCCTGTGCTACACCCTGGAGGACGAGATCCGCGAGATCCCCGGCAAGCCCGTCGAGGAATGGAAGGTCCCCAAGGAGACCGCCATTCCCCAGGGCACCTACAAGGTCATCGTCGACCGCTCGACGCGCTTCAAGATCGACCTGCCGCACATCCTGGAGGTTCCCGGCTTCGGAGGCATCCGCATTCACGGAGGCAACAAGGCAGAGAACACCGAAGGCTGCCTGCTGGTGGCTCACCGCAAGCTCAGCGAGAACTTCATCCAAGGCACCGCGATCGCGGACGTGATGAACCTCCTGCGAGCCAGCGGGAACAAGGCCACCATCCAGTACATCAACCCTCCCGCTCCCGTGCCGGGATGATCTCCACCGCTGACCCGGAGACGACCGGAGGCCTGTCCGACTGCTGGACACTCGATGCCCCCGGCTCTCCTCTGGGCCTGATCACCCACTTCGGAAGCGCCAACTCCGCTCTCCTCTTGCGCCAGGACATCCTGGCGCAAGGCCTTGCCCCACGGGGCTGCACCATCCGACCCGCATTCAAGGACGATCTCCCATGACACCATCCCAGAACCTCTCCGCAGTCGCGGCCCTGGCCCTGTTCGTTGCCGTCGGCTACGGAGTGGGCTACAAGGTCGCCTCCGACTCCACCGCAACCGATACGGACGCGGTGGTGCGCATCACCCGTACGGCACTGGCGAAGGCCAAGGCCTCGAAGGACTCGCTCCTGGTCGCCCAGGCCAAGCGCCTCCATCAGGACTCGCTCAGCTGGAGCACCTACGTGCAGCAGGTGCGCGCCTCCGGCCATGACTCCTTGCAGACGGCTCTGCGTCGCCTGGCAGTCCGGCGCGGGACGGAGGTGTCCCTGCGCATCCCCGACAGCAACCTGCGGGTCCCGTTCCCCGGCGACATCCCCAGCAACCGCGACAGCACCTGCATGGTGGACCTCCCGTGCTCCGCCGCTGCCGATCTGCTGGCCAGCGACAGCTTGCGCAGCACGCGCATCGATTCCCTTGAGGGAGCCTCTGCGGTGGCGTCTGCGGCCTGTTCGACCTCGATCCTTGCCGAGCGCCTGCGCGGCGACTCCCTCGGGGCCATTCCGCCCCGCAAGGCCCCGTGGACGGCTCGGGCTGCTGACGTCGCGGCTGGAGCCGGCCTCATGGCGACGGTGTTCGCCATCCTGGGGATCGTCTGGTGAGCGCGGCAGCCATGGTCCGATGCAACGGCGTTTCCAGCACCTGCCCGGAGTGGTGCCTCCACCGCCTTCCGCACGAGCACCAGGAGAACATCCGTCCATCACAGGACTGCGCTCCCGGCAAGTGCGGAGGGGAGAGAGTGACCTGCATCCCCGCCAAGGAGCGCAAGCATGGGACTCCCGCCCTTTGAGGCGCGGGTGCGCCGTCTGGCGGTGGAGCTCTTCGCTCCGGATCCACACCCTCGGATCGAGTCACGACCGGACAAGGCCTGGCTCGATCTCGGAAGGGGTGGCATCTGGGGGACACATGGGATCGACAAGCTCACCCGCCTGACCCTCCTGGCGCACAAGTACCGCCTCTACGCACAAATCCAACTCCACGAAACCGCGCAGCGCCTCCTTCTTCTACCGCGCAACGCCACTCCTGGAGATCCAGCCTACCATCCCGGCCTGGGAGATCTCGTCGCGCGTGCCTACGCCGCAGCGGGAAAGTCCGTGCCTCCCGTGGCCACCCAGCTGGAGGAGGCGCGCCAGCTCCTCCACAGCCTCCTCTCCATCGCCGAAACCTTCACCTGCCAGGACGAGTTGTCCGAGCAGGAGACCGCCGATCTCGACACCGCCAAACGCTTCCTCGAAAGGACCCGCCCATGACAGCAGCGAACCGGCCATTTCCCAGGGCCATGAGTACCCCCGGCCTGGGACTCTTCAAGTGGAAGCGCACAGTTGAAGATCCTGGCAAGCAATTCCCTCGCACGGAGATCCACCCGAGCGGAACCTTCGCAGGCCTGGCATCCGAGGCACCCAACGAGGCCATCCGTCGCGGCATCCGCCCCGAGGACGGCTGGGAGATGGTCCGCGCATGACGGTGCGAACCATTCGTCGCCACGGAGCGAATGGCGTGATCCATGTACGCCAAGTGGAGGTACAGCCGCCAGCACCGCCTCGGTGTGCATGGTGCTGGTCGGAGGATCGTGTGCAGCGCGTCGGAATAGATGGATGGAACTTCGTGATGGTATGCCCCGAGCATCTATCGCTGGCTTTCCAGGCATCCAGAGACGCTTTGGAAGCGCAGAGGTCCATGTGAATTCCGCGCAGATGCTCCTCATCCATTCCCTCGGCGGACCTCGCACCGTTGGACCTCTCCTGACTCCTCCGGTCGAGGTTTGCGTGGTCTTTCGTTGGGCCAGCGGCCGCAAGAGCATTCCCTCCGATCGACTCGAACAGCTGCGCAACCTGCAGCGCTGCAAGAGCAAGACCCTCACCTTTCAACACCACTACAACAGGACTTGAACATGGCCAAGAAGAACGAACAGAAGAACACCGAACTGAAGGTCGGAGACCTGGTTGCCTGGGAGTCCCAGGCGGCAGGATCCTGGCGTACCAAGATCGGCAAGATCGTGGCGCTTCCGCAGCCCGGAGAAGACCAGCGCACCAGCGCCTCCAAGGTCCGCATCAAGGTCTTGGTCTCCTATCCGCTGATCGCCGAGAAGGACATCGGCCTGGCCAAGGGAGCCATCCGCGCCAAGACCACCCAGGCCGAAGGCCGCGCCTCCATCAAGCAGCTGCGCACCCCATCCGAAGCCGAACAGAAGGCGGTGCTCCTGTGAGACTCGATTGGATCGAAGCAGCGCTGAATGAGGTCGCTCGAGCAAGGAAGAAGTTCCCGAGCCCGGATCTCCTGACCACGGCATTCGCAGAGGAGGCCGGAGAGCTGGTGAAGGCCATCCTCGACAACTACCACGGGAAGCCCTCCAACGTCTACGAGGAGGCCATCCAGGTCATCGCCATGGCCGTGCGATTGATCGAGGAAGGAGATCCCGTTCATCGACTTGAGCCCGAGGAACTGTTTGTGATCTCGGGGGACCTCGGAGGCGTCCTTTATGACCCCACGCTGGTGGAGCGTTTCCGTTTCCGTGGGTACAACATCCTGGAGCTGAACCACATCATCAGAGAGCACGAGCGCCGTTCTCGATTGGCATTCCCGCGAATGGAAAAGGACGTGGCTCGATGAGTACCGAATCCATGCAATCCATCCTGGCTCCGAAGCATACGGGAATGATGGTCGATGGGCTCCGAGTCCTGCGCCAGAGCTTCGCCGGTTCCCACCACAACGCACTGGACGACGCCCGCAGCCAGGCCCTGGATCACCTGGATGCCATCCGTGCAGCGAAGGCCGGTGCCACATGATCCCATCGATCCGCACCCACGACACCTCCGTGAACATGACTTGGGAATACAAGCCAGCCTGGCGGTGGCAGGATGTACTGAAGGAACCTGCTGGGCAAGCCCTGGTGGCGATCGTCAAACTCCTGCGCTCCCTGGGATGGAAGGTACGGAAAGACAAGGAAGTCCCAGCCAGCATCCGTAACGGATTCAGAATTGCCAGGAAAGGCTCGCTCTTCTGCTACATCGATCAGGGAGGGCGGTGTTGTAAAGTTGAAGCCTTTACGGAGTACAATCGGAAGAATCAAAACGGAGGCCGGTACGACTTCGATAAGCTGGAAAAGATGAGCTATCTGGATCGCATGCGCTGGGTTACGGTGCGATCCAAGATCATCGCGCTTTTCCCTGGAGCCATAGTGACATCCAGTGACGAGCGCTTCATCGGAATCGAATGGATCCAATCCCGGAGGGAAGAAGGATGTCACGCGCATGTGATCACGCCCGGAGAATCCAACCAGCCACCGTATAACAGAAAGGCATCTGACGGAACCCTGCTTGTGGATGCCCAACCGGTAAACTTCTTCCGCTGTGGGAGGATTCAGAGCGGGATTGCATTCCATAACATCAATAACATGTGGTGGGTTCTTCTCCCGTCCGGCGAAATTCGGAACATAGCGTCCTTCGATCTTTTCCCGATCGGTTCCGTCGAAGTTCGCCGTGGAAGGTACGGCGAGGATCATGCCCGCACTCGGATACGCAAGCTGCAATGTCTCCTCAAAAGTGCCAAGGAAAAGGATGAATTCGAGCAGGCCATCGTATATCGTGACCTGCTCAAGGGTGGGATCAACGAAAAGTCCCAGGAAAGGGATCTATGAGCTCTCAGTCAACATTTACCGCAGAGTCCCTCGCCACTATCCTGAATGGGCGAGCCTACCGCCATGAAATCAGCCCAGACGAATGTAAGAATGCCTTGGAGAATCGCTTGGTCGTTGTCTTCGGGCAAAGCGACGACCTCCTGGAGTTCCGTGGCGCGATCGATGAGGAGGTATCTGCGTGGGAAGGAGTAACCGTGGCCATCGATCAAGAGGGAATACAGGATCGCGATGATTGCCGTAATGAATGCGAATGCGAGAATTGTTCCCGGATTCGTGCCATTTTCAAGAAATCCGCATCGAACATCCGGGCGATCTGGTGTGAGTCATCGCCTGGAATCCCTTGGACCATCGAGAGCGAAGTTCCTTCGTTCCCATTTGTGATCCTTGAAGACGGGGAGCCGTTCTGCCGGGGTGCCGTTCTATCCCTGGATGACTTGAAGCCTCGCTTCCCAATGTACCTTCATGCTGAAAGGTAG